TTCGTCTGAAATTACTGAAAGAACAAAGGCTTTTAGGGATGAATCCCCACCTACTGATATAATTGACACAGATACTGAATCACCCCTTGACTCTGATTTTCCAATTTCCGTTACCACTGAAGGCAAGGAAGTACAGACGGCGCCGGCGAAGCGGCACTTCATGCTCAATCCCAAAAAACGATCGCTCATAGAGCGATACTTCACTATTTACTCTGACTATGTTCGGTTCAATCATACGGAAAAAGAACTGGCTGAAAAATATGGATACAGGGCGCGGGCGCACATCAGTCTCATCATACAGTGGTGCGCGCATCAACTCAATATCAAAGATAACAATACCTACATTCAGACTATCAGTGACTCGGTAGATATTGACATCAGGGAGATACGGGCGAGGTGCATTAAGGAAAACGAGGCCGGCGGGCTGGATGTAAGAAAAGACCTTGCCATGAGGAGTGAGTTGAGGAGGTTGCAAAAACTGAAAGCGCAGTTGCGGGGCATATTGCACGAGGGAGTAGTGGTTGACATGGGAGACCACAGGAGCCTCCACGTCTTAACGGCCCCAGGGTTCGCCCGCAGGATAGGGGCTACCTCCACGCAAGGAGAGGCGACAGCATGAGTGTTATAGCAGGTTCTATTATCGGCCTGGGTTCGGCTATTGCAACGGGTGTTATTGACATCGTGGGCAAGAAGCAGGAGCGCAAAGCCAAGATAGAGGAGATGGGCGCCGAGGCTGCCCTTCTCAAGGTGAAGGCTGAGACAGAAATTGAGAGAATAAAAGTCGAGGGCGATCAGCGGAAGCAGGAAGCAGGCCTGGCCGCAGACGTGGATGAGATAAAAAAGCTTTACGATCATGACATGAGCCTTACGGGGACAGCAGGATGGATACAAAGCCTCCGGGCCTCAGTACGGCCTTTCATTACTTATATCTTTTTCTTTATGTTTTTGGCTACAAAAATTTGCCTTCTGTCTTATGCTATTAAGACGGGAGCGGATCTGTTAAAAATAGCAGACGTCATACTGGACGCAGAGACGCAGACATTATTTTCGGCTGTCATTTCCTTCTGGTTTGGCAGCAGGACAATAAGTAAATTCAGCGAGCGGAAGAGATGAGCGCAGATAAGATATACCAGTGCATTTGTGGATGTAAAGAATGGTTCATCGAGGAGGGGGAGATAATTTGCGTTCAATGCGCGAGTCATTTCAAGTTAGATATTATGCATCCGCAATTATTTAATAGGCGGAGAAAGAAATTTTTTATGATACCGGAGAGATAAGTCGAGTGTCGGAACCCTTTGACTTCAGATACTACAAACCGCTCAATGCAAAACAGGCGGCTTTTCATGCCAGCAGGGCCCGCCACAAAGCCCTTATAGGCGGCGTGGGAGCTGGCAAGACATTTCCTGCTATACATGAGGCTTTAATGGTTTGCGGTGATAACCCAGACCATATTTTTACGGTATGGAAGAATACATGGGAGACGCTTGAGACTAATATTGAGGGCGCATTCCTGCGCATAAGCGAGATGGCGCACTGTCATTCTCCGAACGAATGGAGCAAAAGCGGCCATGACCTGACGTTAAGGAACGGTACGGTAGTACAATTCAGGCCGCTTGGCATGGATCAGGAGCAAATTAAGGGTATGCACTTTTGCGGTATGCTCATAGACGATCCGGACGTATGGACGTATAAAAAAATAATCGGCTTTCTTTTTACGCGCATGAGGGATCCGGCATGGTCAAAGGCCAATTACTATGAGAGTATTATCACGGCTAACTGGGAGGGGAAGGATTGGACCTGGCAGACATATATGCGGAACCGGCCAGAGGGGGAAGGCGATAGATTCGCTTATTGGCTGATGAAAACTTCAGATAACTATACCTTGCAGCCGGATTATATTTCCGATCTCGAGGCCATGCACTCACAGGCATGGATGGATAGATATATTTATTGCGACATGAAAAAGGCGGCTTCCGGGCTTGTCTATGATGAGTATAATTCAGAGTACCATGACGCAGACTTGGCGTGGTGCGGCAGTCTTGAAGCGAAACATCTTATTAAGATACTCGTGGTGGATAACGGCTCCGGCAGCATGGGCGTAACCTGTGTTTTAAAAATGGCGACTGACGGCAAAGAGGTTTATATTTACGGGGAATGGTATAGACGGAATGTGCATATAGACGAGCTGGGCGAGTATCTTCAGCGAGAGATGCAGAAGGATACTTATCGGGCAGTGTTGATAGACCCCACGAGCGCGATAACGGAACGAGACGGCGGTTCTGTCAAACGCGACCTGGCCCGCAATTACGGCATATATTGTATCGGGGCTGAGAATTCCAAGTTATACGGCATTGAGCTTGTCAAGACCTTACTTACCATCAGAGATGGGAAGCCGGCTATGTTTTTTGACCCAGAGAGATGCCCTAATGCAGTCAGAGAGATTGAGATATACCGAAGGAAGGACCAGACTTTAAGCCAGATGGATGAGATGGAGTACAAAATCCAGCCGGTGGACAAAGATGACCATGCTATGGATTGCGTTAAGTATGGATGTAGATATTTGCAGCGGTTCATAAGATGGATACGGGGACGCGATGAAACGCTGGCGGCAAAACGCAAAACAATGTATGACGAACGCGTAAAAAAACTTAAAATGTATCAGGAGATACCGGGATTCGTAGAAAATCTTGAGGCGCGGCGCCTCCAGCTACTACATGCCTCTGCGCTCAGGCGTACAAGAGGCGTCAGCGCCTTTTATCAGAAGACACTTGAGCGCGAGGAAGCATTAAGAGCAAGGGCCGGAGGATGACATGCCCGATTTAAATAGTGCGCTTTCAGAAGAAAAACAAATAGAGATAACGTCATTCCTTAATAATAGATTTAAATACTTCGAGACGCTCCGCAACACTTTTGACGACGAGATAGAGGAGGAGGTCAAACTCTATAATAATATCGATGACAACATTGATAACAAGAAGGATTGGGAAGAGAAGGTTAAGATTCCTTACATCTATACTATAGTTCAAACAATCGTGGCGAGGCTTATGCAGATATTTTTCGGTTCTCAAAATTATATCAAGATTTATGGAGAGAAAAATCCAGCTGCAAAAGTCGCCCGGCCGATGACATTATGGGTGCAGTATGTTCTTGATAGAATGAAATTCAAGGCACAGGCGCGAGACTTCCTTGAGGATTCTCTTGTGCATCGTGTCAATTTTATACAAGTCAGGCCTGTGATGGCGAGCGCGAAAAAACTTAAAGATGTTAAGTTCGATGTCTATAGTTTTCACGACGTATGGTTTGATACTAAGGCCAGGAATGTTCTTGAGACCGATATGTTTATCCGTAAGATTATCAAGATGATAGACATAAAACTCAACAAGGATAGATATATCAATATTGATAAACTTGAGAAAAGTTCCCCGCCCGATCCTATGCGGCAGAAACAGGAATATCTGTCCAAGCATGGCGGAGAGATTTCTTATTATGATCCCGAGAAAAATAATATTACAGATGAGGTTGAGATTCTCAGTTATCACGGGGTATATGATTTCGGGACGCTTGAGTCTCCAGAAATAAAAGATGTCATTTTCGTGTGGGCAAATAGAGATGTGTTGATTCGGGCGGAAGAGGTTGATCTCGATACGGAAAACAAAAAGATGATATTCCCGATTCGTCCCATGCGGCAGGCAAAGTCATTAATCGGCAAAAGTATACCCATGCTTCTCAAAGATATGCAGCGGATGTTGAATGAAGTGGCGTCTCTCAGGATGCAGAATTTTAAACTGCTTATAAAATTACTTTTTAAATACAATAAGCAGGGCGGGGTAGATCTATCAGAATGTTTTGCAAGGGGCGGCAATGCCATAGGATATGAGGACAACAAAGACAATATAAATGTTTTTGATATTCCCAATATGATTGGGCCTGCAACTCTTATGGGGCAAGAAATATTGCAGATTATGCAGCAGACCACAGGCGCGACAGACTTCGTTATGGGTACGGCCTCTGCGCGGGGCGGGACGGAGACGGCGAGCGGGATAAAATCAATAACGGAACAGGCTTTGTTCAAATTCAATATGATGGCTGAGAATATATATGATGACATGTTAGACTTTATTAATTTTGTAATTTTGATATGGATAAAATATGGCAAGGAACAGATTATTCGACAATATCCTGAGCTCAGTGAGTTGATTGAGTCCTCGACAGATGACCTGATAGAACATGGGCATTTTATTGATATTGAGCTCAGAGACTTGGCGCAGAGACGGGATATTGAACAGGCTCAATTTATAAATGCTTCTAATATTCTTATGCCCTTGATAGAAAAATATGGCAATCTCCAGGAATATCTTAGGCAAGTAGTTGATAGACTTGACATGGATAATGTTGACGATATTATAAATCCTCCGCCTGAATTGCAGAAACTTCTCGGACAGGTAGGAAACGCAATACAGCAGATTCCAGAATTTGCGCAATTATTACAAGTCGCTTTAAGTAATCCCAAAATGCTTCAGACTCTTTTGGCTATGGCAACTGGCGGGCCCGCGGCGCCGGCTGGAGGCACCCCAGGGGCGAGCAGCCCAGCCGTTCCTACCGCTTCAAAAGCTACGCCTGAAGAAGAAGCGGCAGGGGTTACTCCGAGGGTAGGTATGTAGTTATGGATAAAGTAAAGCTTAAACAATATCAGGGGGAATTGCAGGAAAAGGAATCGGCGTTGGAAGGATTACTTCAGCAACCCGGATGGATTAAATATATGATTCCGAGGATTGAAGAATTAATGAAACGATTGGAAAATGTTAAATCTGTAGATGAAAGCAAAAATGACTCGATAATCGCAGATGAGATAAGATCGCGGAAGGCTAAAATTCATGTTTATGAGAATATCCTGCGTTTACCTCAAGTGATGATAGATGAAATAAAAACAAAAAAAGGAGAGATGTAAAATGCCAAAAAAGACAGAAATTGAAGAGGATGTTTTCGCTGCGGAAACACCTCCCGAAGAACAGGGTGGCGAACCGCTGCCAGCGGAAGAGCCGGCAGTCGGCGGAGTATTGACGCATACCGTTGACGAAGTGCCGGCATTGCGAGGCCTGGGGGTAGGCGATCAAATAACTTTCAAGATTTCGAGTGTTAGCGAGGATGGCAATGAGTACAATCTTGAAGCCCTGATGGAAGAGACGCCGGAAGCGGCGCCCCCTCCTCCGGGAGCAGGTGGAATGGCTGAAATTTCTGCGGCTATGCAGAAATAATTTTTAAAAAGGAGCGCGTTTATGGCAGACAATATTTTCGACCAGATCGGCGAGGATGATGACGGCGATGAACAGCAAACTTCTCTTGAATCCGGCATAGCGTCCGGCCAGGGGAAGACTGGGAAATCTTCCGGTCAGACTTCAGCAGATGGCGAAAAAGAAAAGAACACGCAGGAATTCCTGCGGCAGCAGTCCGAGGAGATAAAATCCTTGAAAGGCATAGTTGCCAAGCAACAATTGTTTATGGACAGGATTACGGGTTCTGACGAAGAGGCAAAAAAACGTTTCGAGGAAGCAAAAAAGCGGGAGAAGTGGACAGATGATCCTCAGCAACAGGTAAGAACTATTGTTGAGGAAGCGGAAAAACGCATGATGCTTGAAATAGACA